TCACTATTTGTAGTAAGAAGGAAAGCTTATTCATTGTAATCACGGATAGCATTATATGCTTTTCTGAGATTGCTCAAAACAAAATCATCTTTCTTAAAACTACCTCTATGAGGTCGGATACTAGAAAGACTGGGAACGAAAAGGTTAGACAAGTCTAAACGATCGTTAACAGTTACATTCTTGATGGCACTATTATAGTGTTCAACATGAATATCATGGTTTGTTCTTAGACTGTCGTCTAAGTAAGGCTTACAGGCTTGTTCTTGAACTCTAAACATATAATGTTTAGGGTCTTCTGGAATAACAACGTTAGTCCAAAATTCAATAGTTGATTTCTCTACATCAGCTTTTGAATAGGAATTTTCTGTCAACCTATCGTGAGCTATTGGTTCGTAAAGTTTCCAAACCGGTGCTACTCTAGTAATAAGAGGAACGCCAGAAGGGTTTAGTCCCAAGCCTAGTGGAAACGGCAATGAAACGATAGTCTTCACAAAACGTCTAGCTTTAAAAGGAATAAACTTCATTCCCTTCATTCCCAAGGATTTAATAGGTCCGAGGGGGTTGCTAGTTTTGTAAGCTTGCCACTTGAAAGAATCACTGATTCGGTCAGGTGTTATAACAAAGCCTACAAATTCAGATAGCTGGTTAGAAACAATAGTTTTCGGTGCTGAAATTTCAACACCGAGTTCCATCATTCTAACTTTATAACTTGCAGCAACATTCGAATCGGTAATGACAACGTCATCTCCGACAATTCGAAAAGTATCGTTCAGGTTTAAATCTCTTTCTATTTCACGTAAAATAAAACCGTGAGTGACGGCAAACATTGCAAAACTAGGGTACAAACCCTGAGGTTGTCCTGTTAGCCACGAAAGAACACCATGTTCGTTAGTGTAGCCATTTAAAGATGGGCTAGACCAATTAGCACGCGATATCTCTTGCATTAGTAATAAACCGTCTGAAATTAGATCAGAATCAGTCTCGGCTTGTTTAGACTCGTTAAAATTCTCACCCTTATAGAAGGGTACTGAAGTTAATTGGTTTAACAAGCTTCGAATGAGGTCTGTTTGAATATCTAAAGGTAGTTTATCTGTAGCGTTGGATAAATCATAAGCATAGATCGTTTTCCCTTCTCTAAGGGCTTCTTGAGCATATAAAGCTCCGTCAGCCTGATTATAGGTACAGTCCCAAGGTAATTCCTTGAGTAAACTATACAAATAGTCACCCAATGGCCTTACGGCGCATTGGAGAAGACGAAATGGATTAGCTACTGAACGTAACTTAGCACCCTTTTCTTGGATAAAGCCGATGGTACCAACCAAAGGTTTCGCCAAGCATTGTTTAGCCAATTGTTCTCCATCCATACACATGGGTCTTGAACGAAAACGGATTGCTTTATGTACAACCAAGGAACTAGTTCCGGTTGTCTTAGCAATAAGACCGACGTGTCTCATACAGAGACGTCGGTTGGCTTCACTCACATCAACAAAATCCTGTATTAAATTTGCAGGATCAAGTTCAGTTTCTGGAATTGTTCTCAATTTACCATTAACTGTGTGAGGTGCACGTTGCTTACCATCAAAGAAGGCGTAGATGTTTAAATTTCTAGGTCTTTTAAGATGTCTAATCAACACCCGACTAAAATCTTCAGTAAGAATAACTGAACGTATTTTGCCATCAAATTGGCATTCGACTGCATCAACAAATTTCAACTTTTGTTTATGAGTCATACGAGGTGAGACGAAAGATGTGTACACATGTATTGTGCGCATAGCTTTCTCCAAACCGATTTTAAATAAGTAGGCAAACGGCCCAACAGCTATACCATTCTTAGATTTAACTAAGGATATGGGGTTACCCCCATAAAAGTTTAATAACTGTGTTTTGATGGCCTTAAGTTGTCCTACTGTCCACTCA